CTAGGGATGGTGTTCAGAACTCATTCCGTCGAACTGAGTCATCGAAGCGAAGCGGATGCGTAACAGACGATGCGAAGCCTGACGCGAACGGAACGCTACGCGCAGCATGGAGAGGCCGATTCCCGCCTGCTCGGGGCGGTTTTCCTTCATGCGCGGGCCTCACGCATCAGTCGCCCGCGCATCATCCACAGATTGCTCAGGGCAAACAGCGTGTGTAATTGCTGTGTGTTCTTTATCAAGCCTCGATAGCGCACCCTCAAGTGCCCAAACTGGCGCTTGATGACTCGGAACGGATGTTCCACGCGGGCACGAATGCGCGCCTTGACCCGCTCCAGCTCATCGACGAGCGCACCCGACACGGTGCTCTTGTCCAAGGCGCGGCGTTTGCCCGGGCGTAATGCCACATGCCAACGCACCTTCAACTCCTGCACCTCTTCGCGCTTGTCGATGCCCTGATAGCCGGCATCGCCGAACACGTCGGCCTTCTTGCCATGCACCAATGCGTGCGCTTGCGTCACGTCGTTGACGTTGGCGGCCGTGCCCACTACGGTGTGCACCAGCCCCGAGTCCGCATCCACACCAATGTGCGCTTTCATGCCGAAATGCCACTGGTTACCTTTCTTGGTCTGGTGCATCTCTGGGTCACGCTTGCCGCTGCCATTCTTGGTCGAACTGGGCGCGGCAATCAGCGAGGCGTCGACCACCGTGCCCTCTTTGAGCAGGTAGCCCTTCGCACTGAGTTGCGCGTTGACGGTCTGCAGAAATTGCTCGGCTAACTGGTGTCGCTCCAGCAAGTGCCGAAAGCGCAGAATGCTGACCCGGTCCGGCAGTCGGCTTATGCCTCCCAGCCCCGCGAATTGCCGATACAACGGCACGTCGTACAGCGCCTCTTCCATCGCCACGTCCGTCAGCCCGAACCATTGCTGCAGAAAGTGGATGCGCAGCATCGTTTCGACTGGAAACGGCTTCCGACCCGTCGCCTTGACCGGCGCATGCGGCGCTATCAACGCCAAAAACGCCTGCCACGGCACCACACGTTCCATCTCATCCAGAAATACCTGCTTGCGCGTGCGTCGGTTGCTCAGGTCCAGGCCAAGGTCGCTTTGTTTCATGGGTTCATCCAGCGTTGCGAACCTTCCTTCGACTGCCCGCGCTTGCGGGAGTTTTGAACACTATCCCTAACAGCACGGCCATGCCAAATATGACCGACAACGCGGCACGCGGCTCCCATTCCCCGACACCAAACAGAGGCATGACATACATCGGCGTGAGCGCAATCGGCAACACACAAAGCGCGGCATGCAAGACAGTCAATGAGGGCGGGCGGATGCCTGATATCGTCCCCGTTTCATGGTCTACCCAGCCCCGCAACGTTTGCCAGTTGCCCGGCTCTCCAAGCAGAGCCGTGACGGTCATGCCGTTCTGAACCTTGACATTGCCTTCTATGCTCACGGCGTATTCCCGCTTGCCGTTGGCGGTGAAATTGAACGATGTCGTTTCGGGGTGATACCGGGTGGCCGGATGGTAGATACGCTGCGATACGTCGTCGAAGGTGACCGTGGTGGGATGTAGCTTCATTCTGTCTATTCGGCTGTCTTATCCGAGAGCAGAGAGTCGTATAGCGCTTGGACGGCCGCTTGATCGAATACCCCAGCTTGCTGCAACTTTCCAATGGATGCCGAGTAAAGACCACGCTAGGGAAACGCTGATCAACGGGGTCCGTGAATGGAATCGCGAGCCATCCTGTTCAAGGTTTCCGCATCGCGGGAAGGAAGTGCCGATTGAGCACGTTTTCCGCCGTTTTCGCGTGGTGCCTGGCGCGCTTTGCGCGCTCAGGACGGAATGCTTTCAGGGCTGGCCAGCAACTGTCTCCTGGCGAGCACCAGATTGGCGAGACCGAACAAGCTGAACAGTTGCGCCGTGTTCTTGGCCAAGCCCTTGTAACGAACCTTGCGATGACCAAACAGATTCTTGATGACATGGAACGGATGTTCGACCCGAGCCCGAATCTGAGCCTTGGTCCTCTCCGCCTCGATTAGCAAGTCCTTGATGGCGCCATCGCGCATCGCCTTGATCTTGCTGCGCTTGAGCGCAACATGCCACTTCGCACCCTTGCCTTGCATCTCGTCGCGCTTCTCAACGCCGGTGTAACCTGCATCGCCAAACGCGTCTTCCTCATGGCCATGCAGCAACGCGTGGGCCTGCGAGACATCGGACTCATTCGCTGCCGTGCCAACCACGCTATGCACCAAGCCCGACGACGCATCCACCCCAATGTGTGCCTTCATTCCAAAGTGCCATTCGTTGCCCTTCTTGGTCTGGTGCATCTCCGGATCGCGGCTCTTCTCGGCATTCTTGGTCGACGGCGGCGCTTCGATGATGGTGGCATCCACGATCGTGCCTTCCCTCATCATCAGTCCCCGCTCGCACAGCATGATGCCGATCTCGTCGAACAGCTTGCCAGTCAGGTCATGCTCGACCAGCAGGCGCCGGAACTTCAGCAGCGTGGTCGCGTCCGGCACGTTCTCGACCGCCAGATCAATGCCGGCGAACGCACGCATCGCCATGCTGTCGTACAACGCATCTTCCAGTCCTTCGTCCGACAGCCCGTACCACTGCTGCAAGAAATAAATGCGCAGCATCCTCTGCAGCCCGATTGGCGGCCGTCCTCGTTCTCCTTTGGGGTAGTGCGGCTCGACTGCCGCAACCAGCCGCGTCCACGGAACGACCTTCTCCATCTCCGCCAGGAAACGCTCACGCTTGGTCACGCGTTTCTTGCCCGCGTACTCCGCTTCCGAAAAGCTGGTTTGCTTCTTCATCGTCGTGGGTCCATCCGTGAGCTTCCTTCCGCAACGTCCTCGGCTACGTCAGCGATGACCGCCGAGCCTGATAAATCAGCGTTTCCTTAGCGAAAGCCCCATCGGGAAGTAGATGTTCTGGCCACCCCAGTGGGCCGCCATGCGATTTGCGATCTCTCGGCCGAGCTGTTCAGCCTTCTCACTATCGAGGGCAGCCAGCTCCACCAGGGCGGCGGCGGCGTGCTGTGCCAAATCCACCAGCAGTTCCGGCCCTTTGCTCTTGAATGTATCGCTGGGTTTCATGCTACCTCCGCCGTCCTATTACGCCACTTCTTGAGATGCTCGATAATTCGCGACGCCTGGGCGACGCTCAGCCATTGCAGCGCATCGACGCCGGTCATGCGTTTGACGAACGCAGCCAGCGCCGCCTCGGAAGCGTTGTGTACGACGCCACGCTCGGCCAGTTCGAGCCACAGACCTCGGATCATCTTCGACTGGTCGTCGTCGGCCTGTCGGCGTGCATCCTTGTTGGAACGCACTTTGAAGCCGCACCGCTTGAGGTGTTCCAAAACCTTCTCTAACTCTGGAACGGTCAGATCGGCCGCAGAAGCTTTCTTTCCAACCTGCAGCAGGATGGAGCGATATGTGTCGTCGTCCATCACCAGGTCACGCTTGGCGACGTGAATCAGACGAATCAGGTGTTGACGGTCAGAACGCATGTGCATTTGCCTGGCCAGCTTGGGCGTCGGCGATCTCTTTGTATGTCGGCAAGCCATGCTTGCCTGCCCGGTATTCATCCAGGATGCGTCGTAAGTTCATAGTCGGTCCACCTTCTCTCGGCTGCTCATCAGTACCCGGCCACCACACCGGGCAGACGCCCGCACAGCGGGCGTTTCGCACAAGCGTGGATGTCAGTTGACGGCGGCCTTGAGGTCGCTGCCAGCCTTGAACTTCACAACATGCGAGGCGGCGATCTCCACCTCCTCACCGGTCTTCGGGTTGCGGCCGATGCGCGCCGGCCGTGCGCCCACACTGAAGCTTCCGAATCCGGTCAGCGAGACGGTGCCGCCGTCGGCCAGCGTGGATTTGATGCCATCGAGCACGGCATCCAGGGCGCGGTTGGCATCCGTCTTCTTGAGGCCGGCGTGGTCCGCGATGTGTGCGATCAGAACTGCCTTGTTCATGGTGCTTCCTTTGTGTTCTGCTGCTGTTCGGCAGCGGGTTGAGAATCGGTATTGATGGTTGCGCGGCATTCTGGTGGCGCCGGTAGACCGCCTGCGGCCTGTTCTACCTGCTTCACCAGCGCGTCGAAGAGCACCTGGGCAGCCGATCCTGTCGCGCGGATCGTGGTGCCGTTGCGGCTGCGTTTGACCGTGACGGTTCCGGTGGCCTTTGCCATGTCACACCGCTGCGAGGTCTAGGACAATCGGCTTGAATTGATCGCTGTCGCCGATCCGTTCGTAGATGCGGACGTAGGGCTTGCTGCCCGCCACCTGGACGCTGTCCGCGATGGCCTGCATCCGGCCGTTCTGAAACCACTTGTAGAGCGTCCAGTGGTCGGCCAGGCCCATGGATTCGGCGATGCGTTCCACGGAAAGGTTGTGGCGCTCCTTCGCATAGTCCTTGCACAGTTCCAGGGCGTGACGCAGGGAAGTCGGCCGAATACGCTTCCAATTACGGCGGGTCACCCTTATCGCGCTCGAAGCGAACATCACCTTGCTCGAATTCGTAGGCGACAAAAAGAATCCGCTGCAGCCGCTCGCCGTACAGCCGAAGCTGCCACCGGCAGCCGCCCAGACGTTGTCGACGAGCCAGGCGCTCAGCAAGGCGACCAGTGCGACCATGACGGTGCGCGACGGTATCCGCCAAGCAGTGACCTATGCCAACCAGGCACAGTCGGCGCTGCGGGTGGCAGTGGATGCCGCACGCGTCGCGCAGAAACTGGGAGACAACCCGCAGGCGGCAGTCGGCCGCGTCCCCGGTTTGCTCACCAGCGTAAAGCAGGCGTCCGGTCCTCTGGAGAGCTTGTCGCCAACGCTGTCCAGCCTGACCAGCCAGTTGCCGGAGGCCGCCAGCATCTTGCGCGCTAGCGACAACGCCCTGGGCGCTGTTCGCAACGGCCAGAGCGCTCTGTCACTGGTCAGCACGGCAACGGTAACCAGCCGCATCGATTACCTGGCAGGTCAGCTTTCGACCGAGGCTGTGTGAAAACGCCCCGGTCGCCTAGACTGGAGCAACGCATTCAGGTTAGGTGGTCGGATGAAGCGATTCATAGAAGGCGAAGACCGCAAGCAGGTGACGCTGCTTCCAGAATGCCTCGATGACTTTGTTGCCGAGGACAATCCAGTCAGGATCATTGACGCGTTTGTTGAAGAGCTCGATCTGGGCTCTCTCGGGTTCGAAGGATCCACACCTTCGGCTACAGGCCGTCCGTCCTATCATCCAGCGGTGCTGTTGAAGATCTACATCTACGGCTGCCTAAACCGTGTTCAGTCGAGTCGTCGTCTGGAACGCGAATGCCAACGCAACGTCGAGTTGATGTGGCTTACGGGTCGTCTGGCGCCGGACTTCAAGACGATCGCCGACTTCCGCCGGGACAACAGCACCGGCATTCGCAATGTTTGTCGCCGCTTCGTCGTTCTGTGCCGCGATCTCAAGCTGTTCTCGCAAGCGCTGGTCGCCATCGACGGTAGCAAGTTCAAAGCAGTCAACACTCGCGACCGTAACTTCACAGCGGGCAAGGTTGATAAGCGCCAGCAGCAGATCGAGGAGAGCATTCAGCGATACCTGCACGCCCTGGAGACAGCCGATCGTACGCAGCCAGCCGAGTTGGAAGCCAAGACGACTCGACTGCGGGACAAGATCGTGCAACTGCGCGAGCAGATGCGTAGCCTTGACCAGGTCAGGGAGCAACTCAAGACACAGCCTGATGGCCAGCTCTCGATGACGGATCCCGATGCGCGCTCCATGGCGACAAGCGGCAAAGGCTCAGGAATGGTGGGCTACAACGTGCAGGTTGCTGTGGACGCCAGGCACCATCTCATCGTCGCGCACGAGGTCACAAATGCAGGCAGCGACCGAGCGCAGCTCAGTCCCATGGCTCAAGCCGCTCGCGATGCCATGGGTAAGGCCAGGCTCCGAGCAATCGCGGATCGTGGCTACTTCAGTGGCCCCCAGATCAAGGCGTGCGCGGACGCCGGCATTGCCACGATCTTGCCCAAGCCCACGACATCCAATGCAAAGGCCGATGGCCGATTCGATAGGGCCGACTTCATCTACATTGCCCGAGATGACGAATACGAATGCCCCGCCGGCCAACGTGCGATTTACCGCTTCACCAGCGAGGAACATGGCATGCAACTACGCCGCTACTGGAGCAGTTCCTGTCCTCAGTGCCCCATGAAGCCGCAATGCACGCCGAGTCAGTATCGGCGAATCACCCGATGGGAGCATGAGTCGGTGCTGGAGGCGGTCCAACGTCGACTCGACAGGACTCCGGATGCGATGACGCTACGCAGGCAAACCGTTGAGCATGTCTTCGGAACGTTCAAGCACTGGATGGGCTACACACACTTCCTGACGCGCACGCTGGCCAACGTCGGTACCGAGATGAGCCTGCATGTTCTGGCTTATAACCTCAAGCGTGTACTGCGAATTCTGGGCTTCTCGAGAACGATGAAGGCGATGCGGCTGGTGGGTGGGTAAGCCCCACCCATTGCGCCTCCAGAACGGCCCAAAAAAACAACGCTCCGGAAGGCATCAGAGCCGTTCAGTCGATCGTCGTCGCTGAATTGACCGCGGAATCAGCAAAACAAGGCAGGACTCGGAGGCGATCGAGTGTGTTGCAAATCGATGGCCGTTTCCACACAGCCTCGACCGCTACCGGCGCATTGGATTCGGTAGCGCCGAGCATCAGCAAGCTGGCCAGCAAAGTTGTCACGAGGGCGATCTGATGTACCTGACCCACATCACGACAGAAGGCGAACGCTGGGACCAGCTCGCTACGCGTTACTACGGTGATCCGCTGGCCTACGAACCCATCGTTGCGGCCAATCCGCATGTATCGCTAACGGTTACGCTGCCGGCGGGATTGATGCTGTCGATCCCTGTCATCGAACGAAACGACCTGTCCGAGGAGTTGCCGCCGTGGCTACGCTGACCGACCTGCTTCCCGCCAGCGTGGCAAAGCCGCCGCACCCGATGTTCGTCCTGGCCTATGACCAGAAGAACATCACGAGCGACATCTCCCCCTATGTGCGTGCCGTGACCTATACGGACTACCTGTCCGGGCAATCCGATGAGCTGGAGGTCGAGCTGGAAGACGCAGACGGCAGATGGGTGCGGAGCTGGTATCCCGGAAAAGGCGACAAGCTGTCGCTCAAGATGGGCTACGACGGAGCGCCGCTGCTGCCGTGTGGCTCGTTCGAGATCGACGAGATTGAATTCGCTCAACCGCCGGCGACGGTCACCATCCGAGCGCTGGCCACCGGAATCAAGCCGTCGGTGCGCACGCGTGCCGGGCGCGCCTACGAGAACACGACGTTGGCAGCGATCGCTCAGCGAATCGCCAAGCGCAACAAGCTGACCTTGACCGGAAAAATCCGCGATATCCGCATCGACCGGGTGACGCAGTACCAGGAGCGCGACGTCGCCTTCCTGGCGCGCCTGGCGCGGGATTTCGGCTACGCGTTCAAGATCGTCGACCGCAAGCTGGTCTTCACCGAGCTGGCCGACCTGCGCGACGGCAACGCCGTCACAACGCTGAAGACGACCGATCTGATCTCGATCCGCCTGCGCGACAAGATTAAGGATGTCTACGCGCAGGCCAAGGGCAAATATCACGATCCGAAGACGAAGAAGCTGGTGGTCTACGGTGTGCAGGGTAACCAAGTGGCTGAGGTCGGCCAAACCACGGCCAGCACCAAGAAGCACTCCGGCAGTTCCACCAGTGGAGACACGCTGAAGCTTTCAACGCGCGGCTCCAAGGCAGCCGTCCAGGCAAAGACCCAGGCTGCACTGGATGCGGCCAACCTGCAGCAGACCAGCGGCAATGTCGCGATGCCGGGCAACCTAAAGCTGGTTGCGGGAACGACGTTCGAGCTGGCGGATTGCGGCCAGCTCTCCGGCAAGTACCTGGTCGAGTCGGCACGCCATCGCATCGAGCGCAGCGGTGGCTACACCACCGAGCTGGAGGTCAAGCGCGTCGCGGCCCAGGCCACGACGGGGAGCAGCGGCCGTAGTACCAGCAAGAAAGCGGGCACCCTCAAGGTTTATGGGGTTCAGACCAACGGCCAGGTGGGCGTGGTCGGCACGAGTCAAGCGAGCAAGAAAAAATGAACGAGACCTTTGGCGAAGCCGGTGCCACCATCAAATACGGCACGGTCAGCGCTTCCCGTCCGGGCTTTGCCCGCGTGCGGCTGCCGGACTTCGACAACATGCGCACGATGTGGCTGCCGATCGTGTACCCGAAAACCCAGGATGATCAGGCTTGCTGGACCTACGACACCGGTGAGCAAGTCGCGGTCCTGCTCGATGCGCGTGGCGAGGATGGGGTCATTCTCGGTGCGGTCTATTCCAGCGCGGACAAGCCGCCGGTCAGCGATCCGAATAAGTTCTCGATCCGCTTCAAGGATGGCGCGCTGCTGGAGTATGACCGTGCAAGCCACGTGCTGACGGTCACCGGTGTCCAGAAAATGGTGGTGAAAGCCAGTACAGAGATTGTGCTCAAGGCCACCGCCAAGGTAACGGTCGATACGCAGGAGGGCGAGGTAACTGGCAACTGGACCGTGGGCGGCAAGTTAACAGCCAAAGGAGGCCTGGACATCTCCGGCGACGGCGCGAAGGTTTCCGGTAACATTCACGTCGATGGCAATGTGGAGGCCACTGGTACGATCATGGATGCCGGCGGCAATTCGAATCACCATAGCCATTAGCGGGGAGCGCAGCTTCGATTTATGGGCTGTCCCCCAAGGAGATACTCGCATGAGCCAAGCGCAAGAAGCACGAAAAGAACGGATGTGGGAGACGGTCCACAAACAACGCTTCGAACCGATGGTTGCTGAAGTGAACGCTCTCAGAGCTGAACTTGACAAGCTTGATCCGAAGTCGCCCGAGTACGATGCCAAAAAGAAGGACTGCGATCAAAAATATGCGAGTGCAGAAGAGTTCTTCATGACGTTTCATCCGTAGGTATCAAAAGGGCGTTCTCTTCCTTGGGGCCGTGCTGTTTCGGGCGGCAACCTAACCCTTAAAGCCCTTTAATATCCCGTAGTCGGGCATGACGGCACGATAGCCGCATGACCCGGCTATCCGACATCTCCTCCGTTCACTGGCAGCCCGCCCTCAATAGCTTCGACGTAGTCGAAGCGGTGGCGGACATCGACCAATCTATCCGCGTAATCCTGGGCACCCCCAAGGGCTCAGACCCGCATCGCCCGGATTTTGGCTCGAACAATCACCTCTACCTGGACTACCCGATCGGCCAAGCTGTGCCACACCTGGTGCGCGAGTCGGTCGAAGCGATTCGCCGGTGGGAGCCACGCTGCGAGGTGGTGAAGGTCACACCATCGGTCACTCCCTCGGACAATGAAGCCCGGGTCAGCCTGCGCGTGCAGTGGCGGCTGGCTGATGGCGTGCTCCACGAGACGGAGGTGCGCCAGTGAGCTTGCCCGAGCCGAATTTCATCGACCGCGATCCCCAGGCCATTACGACCGAGATCGTCGCGCAGTACGAGCAGCGCACCGGCAAAACCCTGTACCCCGCGCAGGTCGAGCGACTGCTCATTGATGTGATCGCATATCGCGAGACGCTAGTGCGTATCGGCATCCAGGAGGCGGCCAAGCAATGCCTCGTCGCCTACGCACGCGCGCCGATGCTGGACTACCTGGGTGAGCTGGTGGGCGTCACCCGCCTACCGGCACAACCCGCCGTGACCACGCTGCGTTTCACCGTAGAGACCGCGCTGGCCACTGACCTGCTGATCCCGGCCGGCACCCGCGTCGAGGGCGGTGACGGCACAGCCACCTTCGCCACGGACACCAACGCCACGCTGGTGGCTGGCGCGCTCTTCATCGACGCGGCCGCAACCTGCGAAGAACCCGGTGCGGCCGGCAATGCCTGGCAGCCGGGGCAGATCGGCAACTTGGTCGACGAGCTGGGCGACGTGGATGTAACGGCCGCCAACACCACCGTCACCAGTGGTGGCGTCGAGGAAGAAGAGAATGACCGCCTGCGCGAACGCATCAAGCTGGCGCCCGAGGCGTTCAGCACGGCCGGCAGCCGGCTGGCCTATGTCTTCCATGCCAAGAGCGCGCACCAGAGCATCGTCGACGTGGCGGTACTGTCGCCGACGCCCGGTGCGGTCAAGTTGTACCCGCTGCTCACCACAGGTCTGCCGGACGCGAACATGCTCTCGCTGGTCGCGGCCGCCTGCTCGGCCGATCGCGTGCGGCCGCTGACCGATCAAGTGCTGGCGCTCTCGCCCACACCGGTCGACTATGTGATTGACGCCCAGCTGGTGCTCTACAAGAACACCGACGTCGCCAGCGTGCTGGCCCTGGCACAGGCTGCGGCTGAAGCCTACAAGGCTGATCGCGCCGCCGGTCTCGGCCGCGACATCGTGCCGGTGCAAGTCGAGTCGGCGCTCAAGGTCGCCGGCGTCTACGACATCGTGCGCGCCGCGCCGGGCAAGATCGTGTTGGCCGAGAACGAATGGGCGCGCTGCACTGGCATCAAACTGGTCGTGACGGGGACGGTCGATGGCTGACGCTCCGCTACTTCCACCGCCGCTGGCCAGCGATGAGCGCTTCCGTGTGCTCGATCAGCTGGCAGCCAGAATCAGCGGCATCGACCTGGCGCCGCTGCTGGTTTACCTGGTCGACACCGTGGATGCTTCGGCGCTGCCGGTGCTGGCCGAACAGCTGCACATCCTTGGCGAGGGCTGGCAGTTCGCCCTCGACGACGGGGCGCGTAGGCGGTTGCTGAAGCGGTCGATCGAGCTGCATCGGTACAAGGGCACCCGCTGGGCGATCCAGCAGGTGCTGGAGACGTTGGCATTGTCTGGCCAGGTCAGCGAGTGGTTTGAGTACGGTGGTCAGCCCTATCACTTCAAGATCAACGTCGATCTCACCACGCGCGGGATCGACGAGGCCACGTTCGACGCTCTGGTGGCGCTGGTCACTGAATACAAGAACGTCCGCTCGCACCTTGAGCTACTGACGCTGTCGCTGACCAACCGCAGCCATGTACCAACGCTCGGCGCCGCGACGGTCGGCGGCGAGTTGGCCACTGTGTATCCCTACGAACTGACCGAACTCAACCAGGTGGGCCAAGTGCCGCGTTTCGGCATCGGCCACTGGAGCGTTGAGACCACCTCGATCTATCCGAAGACCGCTTAACTGAAGGAACCCCATGGCCAATGAATTTTTCACAATCCTGACCGCTACCGGCCGCAACAAGCTGGCCAACGCGGTGGCCACCGGTACGCCGCTCGCATTGACCCAGATGGCGGTGGGCGATGGCGACAATGGCGCTTACTACAACCCGACCGAAGCCCAGGCTGCGCTGAAGCACGAGGTCTGGCGCGGCGCGATCAATCACCTGTACGTCGACCCGAGCAACGCGAACTGGATCGTCGCCGAGCTGGTGATCCCGGACAACGTAGGAGGCTGGTACATCCGCGAAGTCGGGCTGTTCGACAGCACGGGTGCAATGATCGCGGTAGGCAAGTTTCCCGAGAGCTACAAGCCGACACTGGCGGCCGGCTCCAACAAGCAACTCTACGTGCGCATGATCGCGGAGGTAACCAACACCTCGGCCGTCACCCTGGTGGTCGATCCGGATGTGGTTATGGCCAATCGCCAATATGTCGACGACAAGATCGCCGCTGAGCTGGCAAAGTTGGACAACAAACAATCGGTCAGGGCTGCCACCACCGCCTCGATTGCGCGATACGGACTGCAGACGATCGACGGGGTAGCGCTGGCGGTCGGCGATCGCGTGCTGGTGAAGGACCAGGCCGCCGCGCCGGCGGAGAACGGCATCTACGTGGCGTCCGCCGCTGCTTGGACGCGAGCCGCGGACGCTGACCAGGCCCTGGAGGTGACCCCGGGAATGCTGGTCCCGGTGGAGGAAGGCGCGGCCAACGGTGATTCACTGTGGCAGCTCGCCACCAACAGCGCGATCACGATCGGCACCACCGCGCTGGCGTTCGAACTGGTGGGCGGCAAGACAGGCGTGACGGCGGGCACGTACCGCAGCGTCACCGTGAACACGCGCGGCCAGGTGACCGGCGGCACGAACCCGACAACGCTTGCGGGTTTCGGCATCATCGATGCCCTACCGCGCCTCACGACCGGTCAGGCTCTGCCAACGACCAACATCGGCCCGATCTGGCACGATGACTACAACTCGCTCATGACCTGGCAGGCCTTCACCGCCAACGGTGCCAATTACACGGGCTACGCGAGCGTGCTGGTGGGCAATCTGCTGGCGGACACTCAGCCGACCCCGCGCGCAGGCTACGTGCGCTCCGGGGCGTCGAACCTCTCCAAGACGACATACGCCGCGCTACGTGCGTGGGCCATACACAACGGCATCCTAGTAGCCGCCGCCGCCTGGGCGGCCGGCATGATCGCCATCAAGGACAACTCGGATGGCACTACCTTCACGGTCTATGACGTGCGGGGCGAGTTCCCGCGCTTCTGGGATGACGGACGAGGCGTGGATAGCGGCCGTGGCTTCGGCACATGGCAATCCGGTTCCCCCATAGTGCACGACGACGTCGGCGGCACAGCCGCCTTCAACATGACGGCGCTCGGCGACGGCTCGAACGTGGCTTGGTCCGCCATCGCTGATCCCTGGGTCGGTCCGTTTCCGCTCACGCAGTACGACTCATCAGCCGCAACCTTCGTTGACGCCAACAACAAGGGCTTCATCAACATGGCCCGCCCGCGCAACGTCGCGTTCCTCCCTTGCATCAAATACTGACCGATCGACGCCATGACCGACACCGTCTACCACTATCACCCCACCACCGGCGAGTACGCCGGCAGCTCTCCGGCGGACCACACGCCGCTCGAACCGGGCGTCGTGCTCATCCCGGCCTACGCCACGACCCAAGCGCCGCCGGCAGCCGGCGCGCGCGAGGTCGCCGTGTTCCGCGATGGCAACTGGAACGTCGAGGCCGACTGGCGCGGCGTCTCTTTGTTCTCCACGGCGGACGGCGCTCCTGTGAGCGTCGCCGAGATCGGCACGACGCCGGCGGACGTGACCTCCACCGAAACCGCGCGGCCTAGCTCTGCGCATGTATGGAAAGCCGGTGCGTGGACTGAAGACGCGCAGCTGAAAGCTGCGCTGCTGGTGGGATTGCGACAACGCCTGTGCGACCAGCTCGACGCTGCAGCTGACACGGTTCGGCTGGCAGTGGTCGGAGATCCGCTGCGCGTGGTGGAATACCAGCGCGCCGCAGAGGAGGCGCTGGCATACCAGGCAGCCGGCTATGCGGGTGATGTGCCGCTGGCCGTGAAAAGCGCCGCTGATGCCACAGGATCGACTGCCCGCGCCGCCGCCGATGAAATCTTGGTGATGCATGCAGCCTGGAACAAGGCCATGTACGACATCCGGGCGCGTCGGCTCGCGGGCAAAGAAGACATCCGCAAGGCAGTGTCAGAGTCTGCTGCGAGTGCGGCAGCAGAGCGTGCGCTGGCCAGCGTGCGCGGCGTACTGGCCAGCCTGGCCTGAGCGAAGGCTAACCATGAGCGGCGTTCAAATCCTCTTCACCGCCACCAATGGCCCCTTGAGCTGGGCGATTCGAGCGTGCACCTGGTCGGAATGGAGCCATGTTGCCCTGGTGGTTGGCGACCATGTCATCGAGTCGATGCCTGGCCACGGCGTGCGTCGTGTACCACTGGCTGGAGCTATTCAGCACGCGAACCGGTACGAGCTGGTGACACTGCCGGCGCAAGACCCGGAACGGATCATTGCGGTAGCGGCCAGCCAGATCGACCGGCCCTACGATTACAGCGCCGTGTTGGGAATCGGCCTGCACCGTGACTGGCAGGAGGATGACGCCTGGTTCTGTTCGGAATTGATCGCCTGGGCATTCCAGCAGGCCGGTGCGCCGCTGTTCCGGGCAGCGTGCATGCGCCGCGTCACGCCGCAGCACCTCTACATGCTGCCGGTATTGCCTGATACGGCATTAAACTGA